CGTGCCCAGGTCACCAAACGTTACCTTCATTGATTGGTCAAGGTCATTGTCTGATCCTGTTGGTGTAATCTGCATCGGGTAATACTCAAAAAACTGCGTCGCACCAGTCTCAAGACGCACGGTGACACCATTGATCGCGTTGCGCACAATGTAGTACGTCCGTGTGAAGCTAGGGTGCGATATCTCGCACAACTCTAGCTGCACAACAGACGATGGCCCATTTAGATAAAACTCAGTCAACGCGCTCATTTAGTGTGTCGCCCACTTTTGATTCCAAGCTGCATCTAAATTCGCAATCTGTGCTGCGCTCATCTTTATGTTGAGAAGTGCTACCTCAAGCAGATAATCAGTAGCGGCAAAATTGAGGTTGCCTATTGCACCCACAGTTAGCGGTCCGTTTGCCGCAAGCGCACCAACGATAGCCGTGCTGAATGCGGCTGTCATAGTTTCAGCAACACCGTTGATGTATACCTGTATTCCTGCCACGGTGTTGCTTCCATCGTAGGTTGCAATTATGTTGTACGGCGTATTTACAATAAGCGTTGTACTGCCTTTGGCACCTAACTGCCCTACGGTTGCGCCTTTTATCATGATGTTGACCTTACCTAGTCCATCAATCAACAACTGCACGCCAGACAGCGCATTAGCGTTGCCATTGCGAAGAATGTTGCCGAATGGTTGGCCTGAACGTGCAAACGCTGCATTGGCTTTGATGACGGCAACCATTGTGAAAGGCGTTGCAGACGTAAACGATCCGAGAGACGCGACAGCACTAGCGGTACTCAAATAGTTAGTGCCTGCGTTTGTGGTTGCAGGGTTCTGCACCGCAGCTTTGCCGTTCTGGACATTCAAAACCTGCTTCATGTAGTTAGTGCCGGATGTGTTCAGCAGCGCGTTACCGTTGCCGGTAAGATCGCCCCACGATAATACGTTTGAGCTTCCGTCAACTGTGACTTGCTGGTCTGCTGCATACCATGCGAGCACATTCGGCGCAAGAAAAGATAGGTCAAACAAGGTTGGCAAACCTGGACGCGTGAACGTTGTTCCTGTGAGTCTAAAGGCGCGGGGCATGGGTATCTCCTTAGTTGCAGGGTTGATTGAAGTGAACGCACCAGTTAGGCAACGTGTCACCGTAAAAGTTTCTTGTAGGGTCAGAATCCCGAAGGTTTCCGCGTTGCCCGGTATTTACACCTGGAAGCGTATTTGGCGTGAATGAATAGGCATAACGCAGCGCTTTGTTGCTACCTGTGGGTACAGATGCGAGCGTTATCTTTATCGTAGTTGGACCAACGATGTCTACTGCTGTGATAGCAGGCGGCGTGCTTGAATCGAACCACTCAAAGCCATACTTTCCACCTACTGTAGTTGGTGGCGTTACGGTTGATAGATCGAGTACAAGCGGCGCAACAGGAACATAAAAGTCAACGTATACATGCAAGCCATCTCGCTTTACTGTGCGCGGTGATAATGGCCGCCATGGTAAGTTTTGAATAACCTGCTTATGCCAAGCTTTAGCGAAATAGCCGCCTTGCTTCCTGTAACCTATTGCGTTCATGTGAACGCCGTTATACGAACACATATAAGACGGCCCGGTAAGCACGATCTTGCCTGGATTATTCACAGAAGCTTTTAGCATCAAATACGGTGAGAGTAATGTATCTGGCGTAAACCCGCTTGCATAGCCGCAGATGCCTGATGTTTGGCACAGGATCATTGGAATGTTGGCGTACTGGCCAGTCAGCGCCATTGAATCGGTTTCAAAGTCGCTTTGCATTGTGGCAAGGTTTGCGTCATAGGTAGCGTTCAACGCGTCCGCTTCACCGTGTACCCACAGTAGGGCGCGAGCGGCAACGGACGCGAACCCAGCAGCACTAGCGAGTGCAAGCCCTGCTGACACTTGTGCTTGTCCGTTGGCATAAGGCACTGTTGTCTTTTTCAACCCTGCGTACGCAGTACCGCCCACGCCCCAGCAGCTCATAAGCAACGGTGCATTGCCGCCAGCTTCCATGAGCCATTCATAAGCTGTGTTAGCGAACCCTGATGCGATGGTTTCGCCTTGATTGGCGGTGTCCGCTGTCTCAACAAGCGGAACTAACGATGTGGGTGTAGGCATGACTGTAGTACCAACCCACGGCGATTGCGGACGCACACCCATATCAAACATCTTGTTGCTAAAAGGCTGAGACGTTGACAGAACCGGCCCTGATGCGGTGCCTGTGGACAAGCTTTGTCCGCTAATCAAAACATGCATTAGCGCGCTCATCGCAAGCATGTCATTGCTTGCAGCGGTCTTATGTTGACCCCAGCGATTCATGCGCATAACAGCAGGAACGCCTGCTGTTGTCTTCTGATAGGTAATGGTACTTTGATCTTGATTGAGGCTAGGCTGCGTGCATGCGTCTGCACCGCTTGTTAGCTGTGACTCTGCGCCATTATGAAACTTGAACACTTGCTGTACCGAGCTGCCATCAGGTTTTGAATAGACAACAAGGCTGTCAACGTTTGGTGCTAGCGGGTTGGCTGTTTGATTGAGTAGTGGTGATGCTGTTGTGCCGCTGCTACTCGCCCCACCATCGAAACCGGGCAAGATGACTGTGCCGTCTTCGCGTACACCCATTGCAACAGCGCCGCCCGCATCGGTTATTGCAAACACAAGGTCTAATGCATTCGCAGATGATATCGCCTTCATCTCTACGTCAGCAATCACGCCCGGTACTGATATTCCGTCGTTGCTTGTGTCCGTACCTTCCGGCAGCGACGGCGGGAGTCCTATAAGCTCACCGCTTGCATCCACACCAAACGCAACGCGGTAGTTAGAGTCACATATAGCAAACACCATGTTGCTGTCATTAGGTGTGATGACACGCAACTCTGAATCCGTCAGCGTACCCGCTGCTGCGATGCTACCTGGAGTTGCTACATCGTTGTTGACTACGACTGTGCCAGTAGGAAAACCAGTACCCGGATTACCTTGTGGGCCTGTGTCGCCCTTAGCAATCGTCGCAGCAGCCTTGCGCAGAGTCATTGCGGTGCCGCCTGTGCGCAAAGCTACGTCAGGATCAGTGGCCGCACCATTGATGACCTTGCCAAGATTCGTTACGTCTGTTGATGCGTCGATGAGTTGTTGCGCTGTTACAGGCGGCATTTGGATATCCTCAGATCGCTGCTGGTATGTTGGTGTTCACAAAAGTAGAAAGAAGGTCAAAGAAGTCACCCGTACTCTGGCCATACGTACCGTATGCGGACACTATTGCTGCATCATTCGTAGGGTCTTGCGGGAGTGGTGCAACATTGAGAGTTGCACCAACGGTGTACGTCAAACCTGCCTGGGATATGAGCCGAAATGTTTTTGGCTCAATCGTTACCGTGTAAAGCTGCAAATCCGCAGTATCGAGCAACAGTTGGATTTGAAATGGTGCCGCCATTGTCAGGCGATAGAACGCCATCAGATAGTTGTATCCGCTAGGGTCTGTGGACCACTGGCACGATACCGGCGAACTGACGCCTAGCGCTGTTGCGCGCAGACGAGGCAAGCCGCCGTCAAGCTGCGTTGACAACACAGGCGCAGAAGCTTGCGCTGTATACGCTGCACGTTCGGGTGCAATCGCGCAAATCATTAGCGCACCTGCCTAACGTTTGTATGCTGACGCAACGCTTTACTTGACTTGGAATTAGGACGGCTGATTGCACCAGCAAACGCTTCATCTGCGTGCTGATTGACAGCATCGCGAGCGATAACGCGCATGCGCCCTTCAGAGTCCTGCCCGCCGTCTTCCCATTTCACGGTGCCTGCTGTGGTGTGATCCTCAATCGTCAGGCCCATGTTGAACGAGCTGCGCGGCTGTGTGGTGCCCACAAGTCCACCTTGTGCGAACGGCGTGAACTTGCGCCCGTTATTGACGGCATCGATCAGGTCAAAATTGTCACGCGTCGCCCGCGCGTTGACGATGTATTCCCCATTCGATACGCGAAGTGGGATGCTATCCGACGTACCGGACCCAGGACCGCGTATATACCCGCCTGTAGCTGCCCCAGGCGTGACAGATGCGCCGCCGCTGGGTGTGACGCTACCAGCCGCCTTGACGGTCGCGATGCCTGCGAGCGCTCCGATGGCGTTAGCGCCGAACGTGGCCAGCGATACCGCCTCTGCAACGTCCCACCAGACCGGCGCAAGTACGGTTGCTGCGGCGTAGCTGGCCGCAGTGGTGACGGCGAGCGCTGCGAGGCTGATAGCCGTATTCTTGGCCGTTGCTGATGCCGATTGCTCAGCGTCGTCCTTCTGCGGCAAATTGATGTGAAACGCCTTTGCAAGCGTATTCACAATAAGCATCTGAATGCCCAGCTTGATTAGCGCGCTGATAAGTTGTGCTGTTGCCTGACGCGCAGTGTCAAGCAATGCCGCGCCGAAATCATGTGTGTAAACAATCGCACGTCCCAGCGAGTCAGCAGCGCCATCAGCAGCAGTCTTGTACAGTTCGTTGAGCGCTTGACTAGCACCGACATTGAAACCCTTGTAACCGTCCAACAGATGACCGAGCGCTGATGTCACCTTGCTAGACCATGAGGTATCGCCCATCTTGATAGCAAGATCAGTCTGCGCGGTGCTGATGGCTACAAGCGATATCTTGTACTCATCACCGTACAAACGGCCCTGATTCATCGCCTCATTCAGCGCGTATTGCGCATCGGTAAGTTGCTTGGCTTTGTCCGTGTCGTCATACTTGCCCACAGCAGATGACAAGTCTTGCGCGCGCCGTAGATCGGACCCAGCCGATACACCAGCGGAAAGCGCCGCCTGTCCCTTCGCGCTGTTCGGGTCAATTCCCTGTGACTGCAACTCGCGCATGAGCTGCAATTTGAGTGTTGCGTTATCTAACGCAGTTCCATACAGCCCCAGCAACGATGACTGTTCCGTGATGCGCTTACTGTAGGCATACAGCGGTATAGTTGCCTGTTTGTACGCCTCTTCTGCTTTGTAGAGCTGTTCAACGTACTGCTGCGTGTGCTGGGAATCGCTAATGGTCAGTTCAGCAAGCGCGCGCTTAGTCTCGGTATACGTCTGCAACGGCCCGCGCGCAGACTCGTAAG